ATTTTCGCAGTGGTGGCAACGTGGTGGATGAACTGAGACGCCTGGCAAGGCAGAGGGCATGAAAGCCGACGACCAAAAATACTGGCGCGACACCATCAAGAACTGTGAGCGGTTCTACGAGCCTAAGCACACGCGCTGGAAAAAGCTGATCAGCATCTACAACCTCGAGATGAAAGTCTCGGGGCTTGAGCGTGAGCATCTGGTGAAGGTCTCCACGTTCTTTCCAATGGTTCGCAAGCTCATTGCCAGCATTGCGTTCAACTATCCCAAAGTGTTCCTAAACGTCGATGACGAGCCGTTTGAATTTGGGTCTGAGGTGCTGGAGCGTTTTGCCAACGAGGCGTTGGATGTAATGCGCGTCAAGCCTGAGATCCACCAAGCGATTTTCGACGTGCTGTTCTGCTACCGGGGTTGGCTGAAGATCGGGTATAACACGGCCAACACTGAGGAGGTCGAGGCGCCGTACGTCTACAACGACGCGCTGATGGAGGACTTCACGTTCGTCAAGCGCGTGTCGCCGTTCAATCTGATGGTAGACCCGCTGGTGCCGCCGAACGACTTCTCGAGCGCCCAGTATGTCATCGAAAAGATGTTGGTGCCGTTGCAGTTTGCGCAGAATGACGAGCGGTTCAGTCAGTTTAAGCGGCGGCTGACGCCCGTGGATGCAAAGGATGCCGACGGCATTATTGACGACCTGCTGGTGAGCTACAACAACGGGATGGTGGACACCAGCGAGGAAGAGGACGCCATCGCTGAGGCCAAGCGGCTTCAGAAGATGGTGATGCTGTACGAGATTCATGACCGCATTAACCAGAGACGCATCGTGTTCGCCAACGACATTGAGGAGCCGATTGAGGACATCGAGCACCCGTTCTTGGCGCGTACGCCGATTACGCAGCCTGACCCGTTCGACCCGGCTGCGGAGTTGATGACGGGCGAGTTCAGTGAGCCGCAAGGGTGGCTGACGACAAACGGGTTTCCGTATTTCTCGATGGCGTTCGACGTCTGTGACAATTTCTACGGCGTCCCGCTGATGGAGTATGTCAGGGACAGCCAGCAGTTGATCCTGGAGTCGCTGAGTCGGCGCGTGGACCTGTTGAAGAAACACGCCAGAATCTCGTTAGGGAACCGGGGCGAGAAAACTGCCAACCCGCACCTGCCTGACTCGTTGGGCAACCTTCAGGATGGCAGTGTGCTGTGGGTCAACGACCCCGGCACGGCTCTGCGTGAACTGTCGTGGGGCAACCCGCCCGCCGACCAGATCCAGCTCGAGCGTGACGCCCAGTTCTACGAGTCCAAGATCCTCAGCGTCGAGGCCCGCAACAGCAACACGGCAACAGAGGCCAGCATCAACGCGTCTGAAGCGCAGTTGAACCGCGAGTGGATGCAGGTGGCCGTTGTCGATGCCTATACCTGGATCATTGACAATGCGCTGTCGGTGATGTCCGACACCCGATATACGCCCAACGAATACATCCTCAACATTGCGCCAGAGGGTGAGCCGATCCGGTTGGCTTCTCTGGAGAACTATTGGCTGCAAGGGCGGCGGCGCATAGACATCGAGGCGGGGTCGATGCTGCCGCTGATTGAGCAGCTCGAGCGCGACGACACGCTGGGCCTGTTTGACCGTCTGATACAGTTGCCAGAAGTTGACCGCAGTGCGGCGGTCAAGATGATGATCAAGGCGTTCCGCAAGGTGGACGTGGACACGTTGCTGAAGGACGACCGCAACGCTGACGCGATGAAGGCGGCGCAGATGGAGTTGATGGGATGGATATTGCGCGGCCAGGACCCCGGCGTCCAGCCTGACGAGGACCATCAGACCCACCTGCGTCTGCAATCGCCAGAGGTGGTGCAGCAGAACCCGCAGTTTGCTCAGGTGCCGGTTGATCAGCAGCAGATGGTTCTGGCCGTGGCGCAGCAGCATGCTCAGGCGCATATGCAGTACCTGCAGCAGCAAGGCGGGGCCGTGGGATCGATGAGCGGCACGGGTCCGCAGGGACCGGATGACCTGATGAGTCAGGTGCAGAGCAACGCGCAGCGCGTGGCGTCGCTGATACAGACCAATGCCGTAAACGCGCAGAATACGGCGCAACTCTAGGAGGCAACATGCCAGTACAGCATGCCGTCGTTGGCGGCAGACACCGCGTAGTCGAGAACGAGACGGGCCAGCCCGCTGTGGGTGAGGATGGCGCTCCCATTGATGGTGGCGGCTTTGACACGCCTGACGAGGCGCTGGCAATCGTGATGCAGATCAACAAGGCCGTGTATGGCGATGAGGGCGCCCCTGCCGGTGGGCCAGCGGGTGGGCCTGGTATGGGTCCAGCAGCCGGTGGTGGCGACGTGCCGCCTGAAGCTCTGGCGACAATGCTCCAGCAGATGCGCTAATGCCGCGCCACGACTACCAGTGCGAGGACTGTGACCACCTCGAGCGCGACGTGATCACGCGCAACCTGCCCAAGTCTATGCCGTGTGGGTGCGGCGGGCAGATGTTTCGCACGTTCGCCAATTTCAGATTCAACGGCCACCTGGACGACCACCGCCACAACAAGATGTACGGCAAGTTTCATGCGGGCTTTGGCGAGGTCGTTGACTCCTACGAGCACAAACAGGAACTGCTGAAGAAATACGAAGTGAGCGAAGCCGCCGACCCCGTGGGTGGGTCGCGCTCCTGGCGAGATCAGACACCCGAAAACAAGCAGACCGATACCGTCACGCCCGCCATCGACCTGACGCCCGACGAGGCGCAGCAGATGATGACGGGCAACACCAGCGCGGCCTTGCAGTCGCGCTTAGACCAACACGTAGAGGACATGTAATGCCCGAAGAGATGGACGCCGTAGAAGCTGACGCTACACCCTCCGCAGACACGTCCGCTGATCAATCGAGCGGGAGCGAGATTGCTTCTGATCTGTTTGATGACGACGCACCTCAGCGAGAGCCTACGCCAGCCGCTAACGGTACCTCCGCACCCTTCGACCCCTCGAGCGTAGACATACGCCGCACGAAGCTCGATGAGATTCCCGAGGACCACCGCGCCTATTTTGAGCCAGCGTACAAGGCTCTGAAGAACCTGGAGAGCGGATACACCAAGCGCGACCAGGATCTGGCAGAGGCCCAGCGCCGGGCAGAGGCGGTGGAGCAAGAGTGGCGGGATCGTATCCAGCAGATGGCGGCACCCCCTCAGCCCACTCAAGCTGAACAGCTAAACGAGCAGTTGTCCGGTTCACATCTCAGCGAGGAGCAGCGCCAGGGCGTGGAGGTGGTGAGGCAGTTGATTGCCGCCGAAACTCAGCCCCTTCTGGCTGCTCTGGATGAGATGAAAACGGTTGTGCCTACGGTGCAGCAGTGGCAGCAGCAGCAAGAGGTCGAGAGTCAGGAAAAGCTGGCCTCTGAGATTGCTGACGCCAAAGACGCACACGGCGAGGATGTGGAAAACTACGGTGAGCAGATCGCGGCGCTGATCAATACGGTCAACCCGCTGACAAAGGCCCCCTATACCGTGCGGGAGTCGTATGAACTCGTCACGGGCAAGGCCCAGCAAGCCGCCAACGCAGCCCGCCAGACCGATGCCGACATACGTCAGGCAACCAAGAACCAGATCACGACACCTGCAACCACGGCTGTCAGCCACGATGGCGGCGGGGATTTGTCTATTGCCGAAGCCCGTGCAGAGCTGGAGGCTCTGGGATTTGAACGCTAGTTAGACAGGAGAAACAACCGTGGCAGCAACGACAACGACAGAAACATGGGATGCCGCTTGGACGACGGCGATGCGGGCGCACAGAAAGCGCCTCACCGACAACGTCTTCGATGAATACCCGACGCTTCAGATGTTCAAGTCCTCCGGGAACCTGGAGACTGAGAGCGGCGGCAAAGAGATCAAAGAAGACCTGATGTATGGCAAGAACTCGAGCGAGTGGTTCAGCGACTACGACACGCTCAACACCGACGCGGTGGACGGCATCACGGCAGCCTTTTTCCCGTGGCGCTACCAGGCCGTGCCGATCACCATCTCGATGACTGAGGAGATGGAGAGCCGCAAGAGTGACGCAGCGGTAAAGCTGCTCACCGCCAAGACCGAGCAGTCGATGAACACCATCCGCGACAGCATCAACGCGGCGATCTACGGGGCGCAGTCGGGCAAGTCCATGCTTGGGCTTCAGGACATCGTGGCCGACTCCGCTGGCAGCACACTGGGTGGCATCAACTCC